CTATGGGTGAACTGGAAAATCTTTCTTTTGCCACGGATCAAGGTGAATCTCCTTAAACTCATCGAGTTTATCAAGAACGTCATGCAAAATGATGTGGGTATATTCTGACTCTTCACCCCCCATGTTAAAAGTTAAGGCTTTCACAAAACCAAGCATCAAATCAAAATCATCAATCAAATGGTTTTCTTTGGTTGATTTCATCTTGAATCACCTCCTTTTGCCGGAATCATCGGAAGATCGTTCGCGAGCCGCCGGGCTTTATCTTTGAACATCGGTATAATCAAATCGAGGTTTTCGATATTATCCATGGCCCTTTTTTCTATTGCGGTTTTGCCGTTTTCTAGTTTTCTAATGTTGCTACAAACATCATCTGTAATTGATTCGATAATCCCAAACACCCCCCATGCCTCGAATAAAAATTCCCTAATTTCCTGAGCATACTCTTTATCAAACTGAATTTGGTCTGACATGCCACACCTCCCATAAAAAAAAGATCGCGCATGGAAGGCCTACGGCTCAAAAGAGACCGCCGGGGCGTTGCCGCTACCCGCTTCCATGCGCGATTGGATTTTAAAGCAATGCAATAAAAAATGGCCATATCGGAGGCCTCCCGCTTTTGATTTTTAGGCAACCTCAGAATAACAAAAAGGTAGGATATGTCAAGCCTCATGTGCCGAATTCATGCCAATCGGGTTGACTACCTGGCCGACTGGCCACGACTGCGATAAACGATTTCAGGAGCCGAGTTTTAAACCCAGGCAGAAATGCCATATCTCGATATGCGTCTGGATGGAATAGCGCCAGGGCCAGCGCAAGGCAGCCGGCCACGTCTTGAAGTATCGGATAGTATGCCGCCCGGTGGTATTCCCGGCAGCCCTCGCATGAAAAATCTTGATTTCCGGCCGCTGCCCGGTCCAGGCATTGGGAATAATGGACACATTCAGGGCGCCGGGCCATGGATTAATCTTTTACAACCTGAAGGGGCTCACCATACGAACCAAAATTATCGACATCAATAGCATCGATATCGTTTCCGAAGGAATCTATTAAAACAGGCGTGTTCGGCCCGCATCGCACCTCTATGACTGAGCCGGGAATTGTTTTTATTTTCACCGTGCAGGGAAAGGTTGGTAAAATGCGGTATTTCTGGCCGCTTTTAAGTTTAAGCGATGACATGTCAGCTATGCCCGCCGACCCAATCGACTAAAACCATAGGTAGATTCTAAAGTCCGCGCCAACGGCCCTCGCCTGGCCACATCTTGGGCAGATAGGTTGACAATGAACTGGGTTATATCGCCGGTCTGCCGTTTTTCAACCTTGGTACCGGCGGGAGCCTCGTTGATGATCACCTGAACGTTTGAGCCCGCCCCGGCTGCTTTGACGCCCAGATCCCCGCCGGACGTACGGGTCAACGGCAGGATGGCTTCATCCCCCGCCTCGCCGGCCAAGCCCATGCCGCGGGCCATGGGGAAAATTGTCGGCCGATCTATCACGCCGCCCTTGGCAAATGGAAGGAACGAGAGCAGCCCGGTGGAGAGGTCGGATATCTGTTTTTGAAGGACCATTTGAGTTAGATATTTGCCAAAGGATTCAGCCATACCTGAAAAAGTCATTTCTCCTTGCCACAGCATGTCGGTCAAGTCGCTGGAAAAACTCGTTGCCCAACCGTCGAATGCGTTTTTCATAATGTCAGCGGTATCGATGGCCTTCTCCTGCATCGTTTCCATGGCCTCGGCATGCACCGTCACCGCCGGGTCAATCCAGGCCCGCGCAAGTTGCGACGGGTCTTGCACGCCGGCAATGCTCGGGGCGTCGGCATAAAAACCAGGGGCGGTCAGGCTGTAGTCGAAAACCACGGAATTACCGGGCTTGCCACCGGTTATACCCGAATTGCCCCCGCCGCCGATGGGTGAGCCGGTCACCGTCACGGTGGGCATAGTCGGCGCACTACCGGAATAACCGGCATAACCGGGCGTTTGAGGGCCAATCTTACCGGTGTAAGTAAGACTGCGCTGTGCAAGCTTTTCCAACTCCTGAAAATTGGCGGTCGCAATTTCGGAGAACTCCACCAGGCCCTTTTTCGCATTCTCAAAGGCTCCGGCCAGGTTCTGGGCCCAGTTGATCATGTGCGCCATGCCGCCGACGATCACGGCACCCTTACGACCGGCCAGCATGAGTCCCAAAAGCCCGTACTCCAGCATATCCGGATCATAGGAAACGATTTTCCATATCCGCTCCATGGCAGCGGCCGCGTTTTCGACATACCTGCTAATGTCCTGCTGGATAATGCCCTGGTTGGCGGCAATCCAGTTGTTAAAAGTGGTCACCACATCGGTTGCCACCGGCAAGAGTTCATTTCCAAGCACCGATGAGAGATTTTCAACGTTGGCCCGCAGCTTTTTGCTCTGGTTCTCATAGCTGCCCGATGTCCGGGCCATATCCCCGATGGCGGCCGTAGATCCTTCGATAATCAGCTTATAGGCCGCCTGGGCCTTGTCCGCCGCTGTCAGTTCATTTTTTGATCTGGCAAGACCCATGTTCATGGCTTCCTGCTGGACGCGGGCGGCAGTGAGAACGACACCGTACTTTTTCATGGTTTCGTAATTGCCGACCAAAGCTGACTGGATGTCATCCATCACCCGGGCCGTGGGCATATTGTTGAATGAGCCCAGGTCGGCCGACAGCTTGACGATTTCGTTGGATAGTTCGGCAGCCGCCTCCGACTGCAGACCCATGGGAACCAACAGATCCTGCACCGAAGAAAGGTATTGCTTGGCTTCGCGGGTGCTCATGGCGTAGGAGTCAACCAGGATGTCCGCCCACTTCTCGGCGGCACCCACTTGGTCGCCAAAGACCACACCGAATTTGTTGGTCACTTCCTCCAGATCGCTGGCCGCGTCGATGCTCTTTTTCATGCCGGCAACGAACACAGCGGAAAACGCCGCTGCGGAGATCCCGACATGTCCGAATGTCAGCGTGTCGACCGTTTTCTGCATGCGGCCCACCGCAGCGGAAACCGTTCTTTTCGCCTTGGAAAGATCCGAAGGCAGCTTGTCCTGATTCGTTCGGACGTTGACATATGCTGTGCCCAGAGTGGCCATGATGATTCCTTTCGTCTTTGAGGGCGCCCACGGTGGGCAGGAGTCCACCGTGGGCTGAGATTGAGCGTGGCGCTGTTGTTCGCCGCCAAAACGGGAGAAAAGGCGGCCCGGACACCGGCGCCTGGTCCGGTTACGCTTCGGCCGGGGAAACGACCAAAGTGGTTTGCAGATTACTGTCGTCGTCGCTGCCCGGAAGGGTTCGGCGGCCGTATGGAATGGCCAGCAAAGACCCGAAGGCAATATTCGCCGTGCCGGATGTCCGCACGCACTGCACGAACCGCTCGCGGGGCCGGTAGACGTCCAGGATCAACGTCTTGTTGTTCAGATCGTCGTTGGTGGTGCAGGTCGCCGTTGCCGTGGCACCGGTCAGGGCCGCCATGCCAGCATCGGAGCTGGTTGAGTTCTGCTCGGCGGTCAGGGTGGCTACGCCAGTGGCCACGGAGTCGGTGACGGTGCCGATAAACACGACGCCCTCATAGCCGCTCATGTCCACAATGTCGCTGTTGTCGTCGGTGTCGTCGGCTGCAGCAACCGGCGCGCCGACTTCTCTCACCTTAAATTCTTTCGAAAAGTTCATGGGTCTGTCACCTCGTATGAATAGCCTGCCGGCTTCCGGCCGGCAGGCTGTTTTGATTGATTACGCCAACGTCACGCGGGCAAACGCTTCACCCAGCACCGGCTGTGCATCCACTTCGGCCCGGCCGATGTAGCCGATCTGGTTGGTTTCGGCGTACAGCTCGGTAAGCACCTGGATTTTCACATCGAGCGCAATGGCGATCCAGTAATAGGAAAAATCACCGACGAGCCCGACGTAATTGCCGCTGGTGAAGGTATTTGGAGCCAGTTCGCTTTCTCCGTAAGGAAGCCCGAGAATTTTGTCCACCTGATCGGCCACAAGCCCCGGCTGCCAAAGGTATTGACCCTCCCCATCCTTCATTTTTCGAATCATTTTGACGGAATCGGGGTGAAACAGCCACCGCGCGCGTTTGCGGTAAGGCGGTCTAAGTGTATGTTTCGCCTCGATCAACCCGTCAGCTTGTATGGCGGTGGTCGAGTTCCCGGTGGAGACATCGCGGGCGGTGGGGATACCGTCGTCAGACGCCACGAACAGGCCCAGCGGTTTCTGGCTGCCGTCGCCTGTCAGGAATCCGTTTTCGAAAGTCAGGGCCAGCTTGTAACCCATGCGACCCACGATAATCGTTTGAGCCCGGCCAGATCCCCGGATGAGGGTCTGCGAAACCTTCACTCGCTTGGCCACCGGGTGGGGAAAAAGCTGCCGTTTGCCGAACCGGATGGAATCTTCCTCGTTTCCGGTGGCCAGTTCCGTTGTCCAATCCCAATCCTCGGCGTCTGTGTCCAGATTGACGACGCCCAGGGAGGCCGCTTTCGGGATGTAGAGTCGGTGTGCCCAACTCATGATGAAAACCTCTTGTTCAGCCGCCATCACAAGGTCATTTGCCATTTTTTGCGGCGCAACGAGGTATCCGCCTTCGACGTCGCTGTCAGCCTGGAACGCTCGAAATTCGGAAGCGGACAGGCCCCGCTCACCGTGCCGGAGGTAGTGATCAAAAGCGTCTTCGGGCACATTTCTCCGGCCGACTGTGGGAAGGCTGCGACGTTCCCCGGGCCGGCAGATGACAAAGCCCCCTTTATCGCCCCGGAAGGACACGTCCCCTTGATCGTCGTCCAGGGGATCGGGGGTGAAGCTTCCGTCCGGCTGGTGAAATCGATTTTCCCGGCCGGCATCTTTTTCGAGCCGGCGAATCTCCGATTCAAGCCGGTCGCAGTCCGCGTCCAGTCGGTCGAATCGTTCCTTCTGTTCTCCCGACCATAAACTTTCATCGTTGGGAAGGCTGTCGCGAAACGCCTTATATTCATCCCAAAGGCGACCCAGTTGCTCTCTCTTCTCTTTCAGTTTAAAGCTCATTTTTTTTTCCTTTTCGTTTGATTTTCATGCTCCGGCTTGGTCCTATGCCTGGGTCGCCAGGTCTTTGCTGCCGGCGATCCCGCCGGACTTGGTTAATGGTTCACGTGGCCAGCGGGCGGTCGCGCCCCATGGCCGGGCTATTATCGTTTGAACATCATGTTGGCTTTCTCGATGATCGCCGTCAGGCATTCGGCCAACATAGTGATCCCATCTACATCCTTTTCGCGGGCCAGTTGGCCGGCAACCGCGGCCACCGGATCGAGAACCGGCATGAGCAGCTTTTCGTGGTATGACTGCTTCTCCGAATTCGATTCTTTCTGGAATGCCCAACCGATTGCATTGCCGTCATTTCCTGCTTTTGCTCCCATGTTGTATTCTCCTGTTTGTTATTTCACCCGCCGGATATTTCTCAGCTTCTTGCCTCGATTCAAAAAATCGAACAGCGGATCTTCAGGCGCCCGTTTCTCAGCTTCCGATTCGGTGCCGTGGAGCAGGGTGAGGGCATCCCGCATTTCCTTCGAAGCGCGAAACGCGATCCCGTGAGCAGGATGCGGCCGCGTTGTGAATTTGGTTTTGATGTACTGGCCTTCAATATCCATTTTGGCGTGGGCATCACGGAAGGTTGCGTATGCTGTACAATATTGTTCAAGTATTCTGAGATTGTCGGTTGTCAGCCGGCCGGTGGCCACAAGTTCTTTACCGGCCCGGCGCCACTCGCTCTTTGCAATGGGCAACAGATGCTTGGGCGGTGTGGGAAGTTTCGCCAGGGCGGTAGGCAGGGGCATTACCTGAGTGGTAGTAGGCTGCCGTTTTCCGGGGTTTCCTTTGCGCTCGTTTAGCTCCGGACTTTGCTGTTTCGGGCCTCTTGCTCCCATGATATCCCCCTGTTAAAAAAAAGAATCAAAAACCTGCGACCATACGCGTAAACCTGCCAGCCGGTGGAGCATGATCACCCCACAGAGATTTAACCCACCCTCCCCCTCGACAGATATTTAAAGATAACGGTAAGATATGTTTCATTTGCTTTCTGCCGTGCTGCTGCTGGTTTATCTGCGTGATTTCCGCAGATAAGAGGTATCGAAAACGAGTACTTTCGTTGATCGATGTTGATACCCCTGGATGATGGTGCAATCTCAACAACGACCCGTTAACGAATCGTTAACGACCGTTAGATTTCTCAACGAAATTCGGCGGCAAAGTTCCTTGAGAGATTCCATCTATATGAGTGTGTATCTTGGCGACTCCCCCGCCTTTGTCGGCTGGCTTGTTGCACGAGCCACACTGCAACTGCTCTTCGATGGCATCCAGCCGACCGTCCATTTCACTCGCCTTAACGGCCACCTGCCTGAAGGATTCGGTCACCCGGTTGATGGCGGTTGCCAATTCGTTGAATGCTTCCTGCGCTGCTGCCAAATCGATTTTTTTCATTTCAGATACCCTTTCGATACGCTATCGATACCCTATCCAGGCCGGCGGATTGCGCCTCCGGCGCGCTCCCTCCCGGTCGCGGACTCTTTTTTTAAACTTTTTAAGGCTGAGAGGATGGCTACTATAGAATGGTGTTATTTTTGACACTCCAAGATGGGAATATGGGTAAAACATATTTTTTGAATGATTAATGGATGTTATCATCGTTTTAGCTCATCTTGAAGTGTTACTTTTAACACTCGAAGATATGAAAAATGGTCATCTTGAAGTGTTATTTCTGACACTCGAAATGCATGTTTTCGGTGTTATTTTTGACACTGAAGTCTGTTTTTTTTGTTCATCAAGGTTTTTTTTCGTTTCATGAGTATTTGCTGTTTTCTGACAGGATCTGACATTATTGACTCCCAACCTCGGCCGGACCTGGTGTCCTTCTGCCGTGGTTTCTTTGGAGGTTTAAATCCTGGCGTCCCGTATGCTTTCCATCGATCATCGATAAAATATTTGGTTTCCTTGCGATTGTAGCCGCCGGATCCATACTCGGCGATGTCGAGAAAACCTTTCTCTTGCAGCTCATCAATTGCATTTCTAAAGCACCTGCGATTGATGCCTTTGTGTTTAGCAGTCGCATAGGGATAGATAATTTCTCCATTATTTTTGATCACCCATTCTTTGCCTCGATTGGTTTTCATGGACTTCATCTGCCGCAATCTTAGAAAATCCAGATATACAAGCAGCGACCACTTGTTTAATGACCGAAATGCAGACGATCTGAGTAATTCTTTATCAACGTATAGGCCCTTGCTTTCAGACATCTATCGCCCCAATTTTTTAAATGGCCGGCGGTTACCGGGGCGATGGTAACCGATTTTTCACTGGCAACCTGGGCCCGGTTCGCCAGCGCCGGCCATGACTTTCATCTTGATCTCTGCCACATCCAATCAGCGACAGATACAGTCGGATAGGCAGCTTTCCGCCCAACATAAAAACGGCCTTTGGGGCCGTTACCCTGAGAGTCGAGGTTAGCAACGTACCTGGAGTTAAGAATTCCACCTGAAAAATCTGGAAGTTTTTCGCGTGCTACAAAGGGGGATGGCCAATTTTCGACAAGCACAAGGAATGGATTTTTATTTCCTGTTGCTCCCATAAAAAAACCTCCATGACACAAAATGTATTTATGTTATAGAGGCTATATTGCAGATGGGATGATGCTATTACTTAGTAATAGCAATATTTTCTTTTGCTTTTTTAAAGTATTTTGGGAAGGTCGATTTTTTAATGGGTTTATAAGGGTTAGTCTGACAGATGGAATCCCCATCGATATATATTTCATGTTCTTGACCACATTCATCAATAACGGTCAAGGGGTTTTCTGGTGAACAATTTTTGTCGATATGGTCCCAGGCTGCATTCGCAACCAATCGTTTCAATTTTGGCAATACCTGTTGTATTGCAATTACAATTGCAGGTGCACTCTTTGACCCTTTAGCTCCACCAACTTTTGATTTAATCCGGCTTTTAATACCGTCATTTATCAATTTCCAAAAATCCAGATTGGAAAGATTGATCATCATGCGAATGGTGGAGATAATGATTTGATCCGCCTGGCCGGTATCATCATTTGCAGATTGTTCGCGCAGAAAAGATATCATTTCCATGGCACGACTTATTTTTTTCACCTGTTGGCTTTCAGGTGGATAACGGCCAATGTCATTTTCGAAACATTCCAAAAAGTATTGAGCAACCGTCATTCCCCGCAGTTGTTCCGGAGCCAATTGATAAATTTCTTGAATAGATTTAAGCCCCGACTCGAAATATTCCGGATCTTCCAGGAACCCACCTGTCAACGTGTTCGCGAGGCTGTTTACAACCTCATGTCGAATGATATGCCTCGGTCTTTTTTCCATTTCCCGCGCTCCCTGCAGTGCGGCCCTGATTGAATCCAAGGGAAGGCGCTCAGGGGTGCGCTTTTCGGGTGGCCTCCCTATCCCTTGGAAAATAAATTTTTATTGTTCAGCGCCTTTTCGTAACTCGATCACCTTAGCACCATTGTTGTCAGTCCGCTTCATGGTATTCTGTAGGCCCATCAAGGCGCTCGTTTTGGCGTTTTCGTCACCATGGACATACCGCATTGCCATTTGAACGGTTCGCCACCCCATAATGTCCATCAGATCCCTTGGGTTTAGCGTTTTGGCCAATTCGGTGGCCACGGTATGCCGGATCGAGTGAAAACTCATTCTGTCTCGCTGCGCCCGCCCATTGTTCAATTTGAGCTTGTCAACGGCTGTCCGGAAAGAATAAGGGGCCTCACGGTGAGGGGTGCCGTCACTTTTTGTAAAAACCGATTGGTCAAGGTCGCCTTCGGGGGTTTCGTTCAATAATTCCACGATGGCCGGCGTCAAAGGAATTTTTCGGTGGTCGCGGTTTTTTGTTTCCGGAAAGGTCAGAATATTGCGACCCCGATCGATATCCCGCCATTTCAGATTGAAGCACTCGGAAACCCTGGCCCCGGTCAAAAAAGCAAACCGGGTGATCCGCCACCCGTAAAGATCGAGTTTCCTGATTTCGGCAAGGATAGCTTCGGCTTCATCCCTGCTGATCACCCGCAGCCGCCGGTTGCTGCCACCCGGCCCGGTGGCACCGATTCGTTTACCGGTCGGTGGCGGATTTTTCACAAGGCCCCGGTGATAGGCATGCTTCATTATCCGGCGCATGGTACCGGTCACATATTCGATGGTCCGCTTTGATTTCTTGGCACTGGAAAGGTTTTTAACCAGCAAATCCCAATGGTAAATTTCAATTTTTCGCAAGGGAATTTTACCCAGGGCAGGGGATAGCCAGACGTTGAAATGGCTTTCCTCTTTGTCGTATGAAGATGTTTTTTTTGTGCGTTTGGCGTGATCGAAATAGGTGGGCCAGTAATCATCCAGGGTTAAAGATTCGGACTTTGCTTTTTCTTCGGTCTGCCGTCGTTCCCGTTCCCAGGATTCGCGCAATTCAGAAAGTGTGCAAGGTCCATCGCCGCTGGCCTGATTGTGTTTGATCTCGGCCAACAGGTCAAAGCATGCCGTCGGCGTCCACTTTTCGGAGGCCCAGCCGACCGCCTCAGAAACAGTCTTGCCTTTCCACCAATAAGTGAGAACGTAGTATCGATCTGGAACGGCTCCGTGCTTTCTTTTTGGGTGTTCCCGGTAGCGAACGCCCCCTTTACCATCGGCATTTTTTAAGGTGATCCATTTGGCCATGCTCTACCCCTTTCGGCATCCCTGAAAAATCCCTCGGGCTAATTTGTACAAGTCCTGTACAAGGAATAGGGATTACAGAAGGTGTTTGAAAGTGATTTCATGTGAAGAAAAGATAAAATAAAAAATGCTGATTAGTCAAGTATTTATTTCTTTTTATGTGCTTTTTGTGATTTTATGTGACGCCTTGTGAGGATAGACAATTTTAGACTTAAAATCCCTCGTGGTTATACCCCGTGCCGGTTCGATTCCGGCCCTAGGCACCAATTATTCAAGGGATTTAGCGATGTTGCTAAATCCCTTGAACGTTTCCCCCTGTATTGAGTTGACCTCTTCATTGTGGTAGTAAAACGATTCGGCGCAAATCCATTGTTTAACCAATAAGATGAGATATACGGAATCAACATGCAGAAAACATACGATTTAAATGTAATCAAACGTACTTCGATTATTACCCCGGACCAGCTTCGGGAAGAATTCCCCATGACGGAAACCGCCACCCGGACCGTGATGGAGAGCCGTCAGGAAATCAAGGATATCCTGAGCGGCAAGGACAGCCGCCTGATGGTGATCGCCGGGCCGTGTTCCATCATCAGCCATCGTCAGGCCGTCGAGTACGGCAAGCGACTGGCCCGGTTGCAGGAAAAGATCAAAACGACCATCAAGCTGGTCATGCGGGTCTATTTCGAAAAACCGCGGACCAATGTGGGCTTCAAGGGCCTGATCTCCGATCCCCATATCGATAAAAAGACGTTCGACATCGATGAGGGCCTGCGCAAAGCCCGAAAAATATTGATGGATCTCAACGAGATGGGCGTGGCCGCGGGCACCGAGATCCTGAGCCAGACGGCTGCCGAGCGTCTGTCGGGGTTGATCGCCTGGGCCTGTATCGGTGCCCGGACGACCGAGTCCCAGAATCACCGCGAGTGGGCCAGCGCTTTTTCCATGCCTGTGGGATTCAAAAACGGAACCGACGGAAATCTGGACACGGCCATCAACGCCCTGCTGGCCGCCTCCAGTCCCCAGGTTTTTGTGGGCAACGATCCTCATGGCGTCACTTCGCGGGTATTTTCCGGCGGCAACCGTTACTGCCATATCGTTCTGCGCGGCGGGAAACGCCCCAATTACGACCCGGTCAGCATCGCTGAAGCCGTTGGCTTTCTATCCAAATACCCGTCGTTGATTCAATCGGTCGTCGTGGACTGTTCCCACAAAAATTCGGGCAAGGACTACCGCCGCCAGGGGGAGGTCTTCAATCACGTCCTGATTCAGCGCATGGGCCACACCAACGGCCTTTCCATTCGTCCCAACAAAGCCATCTGCGGTCTGATGCTGGAAAGCAACATCGAGGAAGGCAGCCAGCCTTTCGTTTATGGCGAAACCCGCAAGGAAGACCTCAATCCGTTCGTTTCCATCACCGATGCCTGCATCGGTTGGGAGGAAACCGAGGACATTCTGCTTACCGCCCACGGGCAGTTGCAGCAAAAATCGGGTTCATGACGATTAAAACCCGAACATAAGAAGTGAACTTTTTTCGGCCGCCGGTGTCTATCTGTACCAAACCGAACAACAGGAGGCCGAAAATGAAAATCAGAAACGGATTCATCGTAGCGGCTGTAGCCATTTCAACATTATTGCTCACGTACCCTTCTGCCTGGGCGGGTTCACAACAGCAGCATCGCTGGGAGGGAGTAGCCATCGGTGTGGGCGCAGCGATTCTCGGGAGCGCGCTGATCCATCATAATGGCATCCACGTTTACACACCGGCTCGGATGGTTCATTCTCCCAGAGCCTCTTTCAGGCACCACCCTCCAGAAATTCACCATCGTTATCATGGTCACCGAAAACCGCATTATCGAGCTTTTTATCCCCACTTGAAGCGACATCGCCAGGGATATGGCGTGCATCCAGGCGGTCTGTATAAGGAGCGCTTGGCCCCTAAGCGCAGCTACCGGCACCCCGGCAAACGGTTCCCATCCCATGGCCCTGATCACCATCGCCACGGACCGGGAGCCGGAAACCGTCACGAAAATCGGCGATCCTGATTGAAAGCCGATACCCATTGATAACGGAAGAAACGGCCGGGCCGTTTACAGGATGAAAGGCCCGGTCTGCCACTTTTTTGTTTTGGACATCCGCTGCGGCATGGATTATATTGGGAACCGATTGAATTCGGTAATATCAGACAGGAGATTTAACGATGAAAAAATCGCTATGGATCGGGATGATCGGGCTGTTGATTCTCAGCGGTTGCGCCGCCCCCCAGACCAATACCGGCAAAGGCGCCACCTATGGTGCCGCAGGAGGTGCGATAGCCGGTGCCATATTGGGACAGGCCATTGGCAGGGACACTGAAGGAACACTTCTGGGCGCCGCCGCAGGCGCTGCCGTGGGGGCTGCCGCCGGTGCTGGTGTCGGCCAGATGATGGATCGGCAGGAAGCGGAAATGCGCGATGCGCTGGCCGCGTCCGATGCCGCCGCCGTTAAAAGGGAAGGGGATTTGCTGGCCATCACCTTGAAAGGCGATGTGAGTTTCGATCTGGATTCCGATATCGTGCGGCCGGGACTGTATACCGAACTGGATCGTATCGCGCAAATCATGATCAAATACCCGCAGACTTCTATCCTGGTGGAGGGCCACACGGACAGCACGGGGTCTGAATCTTACAACCAGCAGCTTTCCGAGCGCCGGGCCAACAGCGTGAAAAATTTATTGGTCCAGCGGGGCGTCCAAGCCTATCGGATCAATATTCTCGGATACGGAGAGAGCCGCCCCGTGGCCACCAATGCAACGCCGGAAGGGCGCCAGATGAACCGAAGGGTGGAAATTCGCATCAACCCCACAACCGCCCAGGGGTAG